TGCCCCGTCCCGGGTCTTCCGTACATTTTCTAAGTAGTGAAGGCGGGGGGAGTCTTTTACGCTCAGCGTTTGGGGTGGTATGCCCCCTATGCCTTAGCCTGGCCAACTTTTGACCAGTCGCAACTAAGCGGCAGGTCTTGGTTGCTGACCGCCTTTTCTTTAAGTTGCGGCGCGTAAAGTTTCGACGCCTTTTGTCGGTTGCATTGCAAGTGCGCCAGCTGTAAATTTTCCAGCGCCGCGGGATCTCCGCCTTTGCTAACCGGTACTATATGGTCAAGGGTTGCGCTCCATGGGTCTGGGAACTTTTTGTTAAAGTCCACGGGGCGTCCGCATATTCCGCAATTTGTTTGGCTGGCGTATATGATCTTTCGCGCCTTCTTGAATGTAGCCTCAGCCCATCCGCTTTGGTCCGGTCTTCTTTCACTTCTCCGCATTGTAATTTCTCCAATAAAAAAGGCAGGGCGCTTTGCTCTGCCTTTGATGTGAGGAAAAGAAAGAACCCGCCTGTTAAGGTCTTTTCTTACGTTTCCAAAATACCATATTTTTTAGTCTCATTTAGTCTCATTTTGTTGGCCCGCGATAAATTACAAGCATGCTCGGAAAAGGTGCCGCGTTCTTGCTGCCGCCAAACTTCAAACGGCCTTTTATAAATCTAACCTCGGCGCGGTTCAAAATATAATTGTGAAAATATCGCGTGTCGGTCCTGGCTGGTATGAGTAAAACCACGGTCGTGTTTGGCTGGTGCCCTTCTTGGTATGCCTTTTCTATCCATGCGGCCGCCTTGCTGTACGGCGGGTTGCAAAATAAAATCTGCCCTGCCCAGCTCTGGGCGATTCCGTCTTCTTTGGCTGTGTAATACTTTGGGGCTTTGTGGTTTTCCTCAGTTGCGCAAGGGTCAAGGGTAAAGCCAAACTCGGCGTTTAATTGCGCGAAAAATTCGGGGGGGGTGCTCCACTCGTCTGTTTTGTTGCTGAAAAATAAGTCGTTATTCATCCGCCTGGCCGTCCTTTTTCGTTTTAATTGCTCGGCGTGCTACTGCCTCGGGGATCTGGCCGTTTTTCATCCAGGCACCGCATATAGGGCAAAACGGGCTTTTTGGGTTTGTGTTGTATCCGGCGTTGCAATTATTGCATATATAACCGCCTATAAAAACATTTTCCAGCCACTCGCCTTGTGGTCTGTCGTTTTTTTGCTGCTGTGCCTCAGCTTTTCCCAGGCGGTAGCCTTCTTCGCTGGCGCGGTCGTGGATCTGCGTTAGTGTCAAGTTTTCCACGTTGTGATAGTTGCCGCGCTCGTCAATATAGTTTTTCTGTGGTTTCATGTCTATTTGTCCTCCTCTAACATTTCGAAGATTGAAAGTTGTGTTTTGTTCTCAGTGGGCTGGCGGTTTGATTCTTCGGCCTTGGGTTCCTGGCCTATGGGGTCAAAGCGCCAGTACGGCGGCGTGCCCTTTTCTAAACATGACTTGCACGGCTCGGTCAATGTGTCGAGGTCTCCGTGTTTGCAACTGTAACAACTTATCAAGGCTGGCCTCCTTTTGCGTATTGCTCAGGGATCCATATTTCGCAGATATTGTGGCCCGTCTGAACTTTCAGATCATTGGCCAAAAGATTGCGGCCGCGCTTTGCGTCGTTTTCTGTCTTGAATATAAGAAGGGTCCCGCGTGGCGGCATTGGATGTATTCCCAAAAAGCCGTCCAGTTTTTTGCAATAATTCAAGAGCTTTTTTGTGTCCCTCAGCTCTTTGGGTTTCATTGTCCCGGGCAAAGTTCCCGCCAGGTTTGGCACCGCGACTGTGTATGCCTTAACCTCAGGATACGGCACGGGACGGTCTGTCTGGATGTCTTTGTTCTCGGGCCAGCTGTGTTCGTAATGTTTAGCCATTGTTTATTGTCCTTTCTAGGGCTTTAAGGTGCCCCGCTGATTTCTTCAAGTGCTGCGCGATTCTGTGGTACTCTTTGGCATGATCGCCGCCGCGCTTGCTGATGTTCTCGCAATGCCTGGCCACGCCAAGGACTAAGTCGGCGTCCGTCTTATAATTTGCGGCGTTCAAAAACTCTTTTATTATTTGTGTTTTGCCGTTTCGCCTTCCAACAAAAACAAGTTCATTTGGCACGCCGTCTGTCATGCAGTAGCGGATGTCGCTTTCGGTCTTCATGTCTTGCCGCCTTTCTTATTGTTGCCGATATACGCCAGCACTAAGACTGTGAGGCAAATTATCGCCGTAATAATGATCGCTTTCATATTTATTCCTCCCGTTTGTTATCGCTGCCGCAATATGTGCAATATTTGCCCGGGTAGTGGTTTGTCTTTTGACACTCTGAGCAAACAAGCATCGGGTGCGGCAATGGGTAGTCCTCGCGGTCCATGGGTTCCCAGTGGCCCTGCCCTGTCTTCTCGTAGGTGTGCTCATTGCGCTGGCCGTCTATGAGGGTTATTGTGTCGGCGTCGCTCAGGTCTGAGCCCTCAGTTAAGAAAACGTGGCCGCCGCTTACAAGTGCGGCCGTTATGTCTTCACGTGCCTGGCGGTAGCCCTCGGCCCTGGCTTCCATTTCCTGCCAGTGCTGGAGCTTTTCTTGTGGCGTTTTTGGTGTGTTCATGTTTTGCCCCCTTTGTCTTCGTTCTCAGCTTTCGCAATGATCTGGCGGTCTTCTTCGCGTTCTCCCTGGTAGTCATAGAAGGCAGCCAAGTCTTCGGCGTCGTTCATTTCCACATGTTCTTCAAAATTCCTCATTTTTTATGTCTCCTTCCTGCGGCTTTTTCATCCTGGCGCCGCAAACTTCGCAAAAGTTGCTCGGGCCCAAGCGCTTGGCGCGTTCGAATCCGCAATTGTCGCAGCGCAATTTCTTGGTGAATAACTCGGCGCCGTTCCCGTAGGTCTTGTTATATTCGACGTAAACCCACGCGGCTGTTGGTCTTATCAATTCCAAAAATGCGGCCCTAGCCTCTGGCGCGATCTTCATGTTTTGGGTTGTTGTATTCATGCGGGCCTCCTTATATGATCTTTTTGGCCTGTAATACCTTGGCCAATTCTTCCAGCATTTTGAGGTGAAGACGGAAAACCTGGGCGCGGCTGTAATGATTAAGTTTCACAACGTCGTCCCAGCCCAGGCGGTCCACGTATCTGTTTATTGCGATTGATTCAAGGACCGGGTCGCGCATTTGCTTAATGATCTGGCGCGACTTGGTCATTTCCTTAATGAGCTGCAGCTGCTCTTTTTCTACAAGTGCCCGCTGGTCTGAATAGCTCAGGAGGTCGTCTTCTTTTCTTTTCCTGGCTGCCTCGCGGTCCACGCTGGCGCCGTCGCTTTCATACTTGGCCACGGCGCTGTTAACGCGGCCCGCTAAAATCTCTAACATTCTGGCGTCCGCCTCAACCTTTAACGCGAATTTATGCGCACGGCGCAGCCACTGTTTAGCCTTGTAACATTCGTCGGTCATGTTCTCTTTTCCTTTCCTCAGCTTATAAAATGTCAAATAGTGAATATTGGCGAAAAGCCAGGTCAACGCCCTGCCAGCTCCGGTTCTGGTTTGTCTTGATGTTTGTAAATAACTTTTCTTGTGATTCGGCTCTAAAACCCATTGAAAGTTTGCGAACGCTTGAAAGTTCCACAAAGTCGCACGGCATCCAATACTCTGAAATAAAAATATTGTTTTGCTTTCTGGCCCACTCGTAAAACCTCGGGTGCTCGAAGCCGCTGTATTGCGCGCAGTCGGTGTCCTTGTAGGGTATATCGCAATAGATGACCGCGCCTTTCGGGATCTCGACTTGCTGATAATCAACGCCGTAAATTTGCAAATTATCCAAAACGCCCAGGGCCGCCAGGCTTTCAAGCCGTTCAATTCTTTCAAGTGATTCAAGCGTCGGCAGGCGCTCTGGGTCCATGCTTTCAAGGTTTATAATCTTTTGCATTTTGGCAAAGTCTGACCACAAGGACTTCAAGCCGCGTACGTTGTCATAGTCTTGGTCAAGCCCCGGCATGATCTCCTGCAGCTTGGCGTATGCCTCGCGCGTTGGAAATGCCCACTGCGATTTTCCAAAATAGTGGCCACTCATGCCAGCGGTTCCAAGGTGTCGGTCTACGTCGGCGCCCGTAACTCCTGCGGCGTCCCTGGCTGCAATAAGATAATTTCTTAATTTTTCGCTTTCTTCGGCTATTTGCTCAGCTAGGCGGCCCTGCTCAACTTCGAGCGAAGTTGTCAATTTTAAAACGTTGGTTTTATACCAGCCTATGTACTTGGCCTTGTATTCCTCAGCGTGCGCCAGTATGTCCTCGCGGCTGCCGTCTGAATTTATGCCAAAGATCGCCAGCGGGCCGCGGTCGTCAAGTACCCGGGCAAAGTGTAAAGCACGGCGCCAGGGCTCAATCTCCTGGGCGTAGGCGTAATTTTCGCCGCCGTTGCCAAAGCTATAACAAAGATTCACCCAGGTTTCCTTTTCTTTTCGATTAAAGAAGGCGGCGCGGTCTATCCACTCGCGGTGGCTTTCTATCGTATGAAAACCCGCCGCGCATTCCTTAAATAAAACGGGGTTGCCTGCTATTATGTCGTTAACAATAAACTTTTTATATTTACCGGATAACATAGCCGCATGAGTTATTGCACAACCGCCGCAAAACAAGTCGACGAACGTTTCGGCCTCAGGTAGCTGGCCTATAACCCACTCCGCTATTGCGTTCTTGCTGCCCTGGTATGGTAGGCCGTAATTCATACGCGCACCGCCTTTATTTCTTCCAGGTCTTCGACTGTTACCACGATGGAGCCCTTTTCGCCGTATGTCTTCACAACTCGAAGGTCTGCAACCTGGGCGTCGTCCTTCCAAAAGCCGCAGTCGGTCATTGCGTCTTTTAGCTCTTTTATGTAGTTGTCGCAGTCTGGCCTTTTGGTCTTGTATTTGCCCCATAAGGAGCGGTCCTTAATGTCAAAGCAAAGAAATACAATCAAGCGGACGGGCTTTTCGGTCGGGACCTTGGGCGCGTGCCTTTTCATCCTCAGGATGAACTCGGCGCGCATTGCGCTGACCTTGTCCTTTTTATAGTGCTGAATATAGGGCTGGCCGTTCGCCTTGTACCTGATTGCCTCGCCTTTCTGCTGGGCCGTCCCTTTCGGCAGGCCGTTCTCAAAGTTCAAATAAAATGTGTTTTTCATAAATCTGCCTCGTTTGCTGTGTCTTGAATGCTGGCCCACAAAGCGTCCAGCCTGGCCTCGGTCTCGGGGTCTGTCGGTCCGGTGTCGTCTGGTATGAACTGGGCCGCGCTCAGTTTCCGCGACAGCTTGCGGTTAAGATCGCAGGCCGCTTTTATTTCGTTGGTGTTTGGCATGAAAGACTGGGACCGGATCCACGCTTTGACGGCCCGTTCAACTTCCTGGGCTGTGTAGTCTGCAAAGAAGACTGCCCACAAGTCCATGCGGTCCGCCAGTTCTTCGGCTGTGGCCTTGCGGTCGGCTGGGTAGGCCGTGTGTATCATGTAAATAACTTTTGCCGCCTCTTGTATGGTCATGCGTTGCCCCCTTCCGCGCGTTGCATTGCAATTCTTAACGCCTCGTTTATTTTTGATTGTTCAGCCGCCTGGCTTTGCCTTGGATGATCTGCAGGCCGCTTGGGTTTGTCGTTAAAGCCTGAGCGCTCCCAGGTCCTAACGGCTGCCTTCCAGTCCTTCATGGGGTTACGGCCAACTTTCCAGCCGTTGCTGGTGTAATGATCGAGCCAGCGTTGCGGGTCAACGTTGTTATTACGTTCTTGGCAATATGCTTTTACTTGCTCCAAGGTTGGCGGGGTGAATTTCTCGCGCGTGCGCGGGGTAGTACTACTACTCTTTGGTACTTCTATATTTTGGTCTTTCTTTATATTGGTATTTCTTAACAGTCCCGTTTTCCGTACTCCGGTTAACGGGACTACGGTTTTCGGGACTACGGTTTCAACCGCGGTCCCGTTTTCCGTAGTCTGGCTTTCGGGACTGCGGTTTTCGGGCGTTTCTCGAATGGTCCACGCCGCGCCCGAAAATTTACCGCTTTGCCTGGTCTCTTTTTTTATGCTGATATACCCGGCGGCCTGCAGCTCTTTTACAAGGCCAATAATTTTATTTCGGCCGATTCCCAGTTGCTTGGCTAAGCCGTTGACGCTGAATTGCCAGTCGTCGCTCATGGATAAAAGGAAAACCAAAAGCCCACGCGCCGCCAGGCTCAGGCGTTCGTCCCTGGCCGTTGCGTTTTGAATGCTGAAAAAGTCCGCGGCGTGGTCTGAGCGCATTATCATTTCGGCCCCTTTGCTTTGCTGTCGTGCCAGGTTGTGTTTTTTATGATCGTTTCGTCGTCAAAGGTTGCCCAGTAGTCGGCCATGTCAAGCCAGGCGTCGCCCTCATTTGCAAAAATTGCCAAGTGAAAGTGGGCGGGCTTGTCGTCGTAGTCCCTCAGCGCGTCCAGAATTGCGCGTACGGCGTCTTCAACCCTCTGGCCTAGTAATTTGACGTCGCCAGCCACGGGCGCTTTCTGGGCGTAAATCTGAGCGATAGAAACGTCAAGGGCTTTTGCCAGCTTTTCGGCGGTCGGATGATACGGCGTCGCCTCGGGGTCGTTCATGATTCTGCGAATGTTTGTTACCGCCAGGCCGCTGGACTTTGCCAGCTCCAAAGCCGTGACGCCTTTTTTCTGCATGATCTCTTTCAAGTTATTCATATAGGCCCTCCTCTGCGTCTTCTATCTTTTCCAGTATTTCGGCGGTGGTTTCTTCGACGTCAATTTGCAACGTGTGGTGGCGGTCGCCTGCTAGTGTTATGCGTGTGTATGGTTTGCCGTTCTGGTATGGGTCGTTATCTTCCTGTACCAGGATGATCTGTTCGGCCTCAACTAGGACCGGCAGGGCGCTCTTATTGCCCGTTAACTTAATAAGCATGAGCTCGCCCCCTTTTATGAAATTTTTGTGGACTTCTTGCGCTCCAAAACGGCGCCCGGGACTTCCTGGCCTTTCTCGATGGCCTCTTTTATTTCCGTTTTGCCGATTGTGGGTTTGCCAGGTTTCCAAAACTGTGCGGGGATCTTCGTTTCATCCAGTATTGTTACGGACGGCGGGTTTATCCTGTAGCTAACCTTTACGCGTGCGGTTTCCAGTTTTTCGCCTTCAAGCAAAAAGGCGATATAGTCGCGCAGGCGTTCGTTGGCCTTTTCCATGATCGCCGCGTCTTCGCTCAGCTTTTTAGCCTCGGCCTTCTTAGCCTCTGCAAGGTACTGGCGCTCTTTGTACTTCAAGCACAACTGCTCGACCTTTTCTTTCTTTTCCAGCTGCACGGCCTCGAGCTGGGCCTTCAATTCGTCGGAAATGTCGCCGCAAACCTCAGCCTCGGCGGTCATGCTGTCCGCGATCTGCTCTATTTCATCCAAAAAATTAAAAATTCCGTCCATGGTTTATTTTCCTTTCTTTGCTTTCTGAGCCTGGGCCACCTTCGCTAAAAGGGCCTGGGCGGTTTTGTCGTCCATGTCTGCAAGGCTGGCGAGCTGGAAATGGTCAAGCAATTTCTGCAAGCTGGCGCCCTGGTAAAGTTTTTCTAATGTCGCCAGGCGTTCGGGTGTGATTCTCGCGGGCTGTTCCGGTTGTGGTACTATGCCCGCCAGCTGCTGCGCGTAGTTGTTCGGGTCTTCTATGGGTTCGTCGCGTTCGCTTTCGGGTATTTCCTCGAGGCTTGCTATGCTGTCCGTGCTGCCTATGCCTAAAAAACCAAGGGCGCGGCCGACGGCTGATGTTTCGCAATTTTCCAGGGCGCTAAACTGGTTTATATTTTTGTTTTTGTCTGGGGTTTCGAAGGCGTGGCCCGTGGATATGAGCGCGTCGCCGTCAAAGACTGAGGCCTTCACAATTACCGTGGCGCCTGTCGGGTGCTCTGTGCTCAGCTTCACAATTTCGGTCTGGATCCTGCCGTTTGGGTAAAGCTGGCGAAAAGCCAAGACGCGCTGGTTTACTTGTATATAGTTTTTGCCCTTTATGTTTGTATATGGGAGCTGGGCGTTGAGCTCTTGTATCTTTTCAAAGTTCATTTTTTAAGCCCCTTTCGTGTAAGACTTCAAAGCCTGCGCAAAGTTACAAAAAGCTCGCGCCAGTTCGTCGGCGGTCTGTAAAAGCTCGGCGGCTGATTCATCCGCCTGGATGATCTGAGCGGGCACGGGTCTTCTTGCGAATTTGTCGGACGGCTTATATGGGAGTAAAACTTTATCGTCGGTGGGTGTTACGGGCTCAGGCAAAAGCGAAAACAAGTCGGCCTGGCCTGGCGCCTTCTTTTTGCCGCGGTTGGTCTTTTCCAAAAGTTCGAAGATTCGCACAACGTCAACGGCCGCGATTTGCTTGTACTTCTTTTTGCCGTTAATGTCGCCGATTCCCAGCTGTCTGGAAATGTTTTTTACTGAGGCGTAGGCGCTTTCGCTGCTAACCCAGCGGCCCGGGTACCTCTTTATTGCCTCGGCGCTAATTTCTGATAATGTGTAAATGCCTTTTCTGTATTCTCTTGCCATCTTTCTTTTCCTCGCTTTCTTAAAATGGTTTGAAATAGTTTTGAACTGGCGCGTCTTTGCGGTTGTCGTTTATTTCTATTACCTCGACGCGGTCTTGCTTTTCTGTTATTTGCTGATTAAGCAAACGAAGCCTGCGGTTGTCTTCTTGCAATTCCCGGATGGTCTGGGCGTCAATTATCAATTCCAGGATCATGCCGGCCAAAAAGCCCAGCGCCAGAGCTCCAATTAAGTAAATTAGGGTTAATGCAGTCATGTATTCTTTTCCTTTCGCTTGGTGTAACAAAGCCGCTCCCATACTCGACGGCGTAAACTGAGTCCCAGCGGGTCGGCCAACTGTTTACTTCGTCCATGGTTTCAACAAAACAATCAACCCAGCGGCCGCGAACGCCTGGCCCGGTGTCCTCAGTCATATAAATTTTTTTGTTTGGGTCGTCTGGGTCTCCGACTTGTAATGTCTCCCAGTAGCCGTGGCAGTTGCGGTCTATCGCGCAAGTTGTGGGCGTGGCCCAGTCTTCTGAGTAATGACACGTGGCGCCGCTGGATGTTTCCCAGCTCCAGCCGCATTCCTCGGGGCAGTATGCCGTTATGAAATAGCGGCCCAGGTATTCCAGTTCTAAGAACGTATAACCCACGGTCACGTGGTCAAAAATAAACTTGTTTTGCTGTGCTTCATAAAAGGCGGGTACGGGCTTTTCGATTTCTTCGAAGATCGGGACCGGCACAAAGGCTTCATATTTTGCCGCCTGGTCTTTTGTGTTTGGCTTGTGTCCTTCAATCGCCAGGGACAAAACTGCTGCGCCCTGAGAAATGAAAAGAAAAGCGGCCAAAAACAAAACGTTAACGGCTGATATTGTCTTTTGTGTCATGCTGCCCCCTTTTCAAATAGCTCGGCGCAATTTGCCGCGCTGGTTAACATTTGTTTTTCGTGTTCTGTGAACCCTTCTTTTAAGGCTTTAAAAACGTAGGATCTCGAGCGGTTTATAACTTTGGCGATTTCCTGGGCGTTTTTAAAATGCTGGTAAAGTTTGGGGTACTTGGCCTTGCCAGGGCGGGTCGTTTTCATTTTGTTTGCGTCCTTTGGCCCGCGTCGGCTGTAAAAAAATAAAGCCCTATTTCTTCCTGCGGTATGCTCAAAAGGTCGCACGCTTTTGAAATGAAAGTCGCGGGCATCGGGGTCTTGCCTTTTATATATCCGTCAAAAGTCTTGGCGGAAACGCCAGCGGCCTGGTAAAAGGCTTTTTTAGTTCCGTATAGCTGGGCGATCTTCCATAATAACTGGGCGTAATTATTGGGCATTGGGTTTTCTCCTTTCCTAAGATTTGCGGGCTTTTGCCCTCATGTCAAAAGGTTAACGCTCTTGCGGGCCAAAGTCAATTACAAAATTATGACAATATTCCCAAAGCAAACCCGAAAACGCCCATTATTTGTATTTTTCTCGCGTTGCCCTTATAATCAAAGAAAAATAGAAAGAAGGACCCAAAATGGAAAAAGTCAGCACATTTTCTGAACGTTTACGCGCTCAGCTTATCGAAAAAGGTTTGTCGCAGGCTGATATTAGCCGCCTGGCGTCAATAGACCGCTCTATGGTTTGTAAATACTTAAAAGGGACTAAGAACCCGAAAATTGACACAATAAGGCGGTGCGCCGCGGTCCTTTATGTAAACCCTGAATGGCTCGAAGGTTACAACGTGGAAAAGGACCCCCAGCCCGTCGCCTTGTCTCCGCTGGAAAATGATTTAATTTTGTGTTTTAGATCGTGCGGGGCCGCTGATAAATACGCGATACTTGAATATGTAAAAACCAAGGGGGCTAAATAATGGCCACGCCTAAGTTCAACAAAAAGCGCGGGCTCTGGATATTACAAGCCCAAAACAACGGCATAAAAAAGACCTTCTATTCATCCACGCCAGGGCAAAAAGGAAAACGCGCGGTCCTCAGCGCCTACGAGGACTGGTTGGACTTTGGCGGCATTGACCGCCGTGTTACTGTGGAAAAATGCGTCGAGATGTACTTGGCCGATATAGTCGCCAGGCTCGGGCGCCGTGATACATTCCGCACGGTCTCGTTATATACGCGCCTGTACGTTCTCCCAGCGCTTGGGCGTTGCAAAATGTGTAATTTATCAATTAGGGACTGGCAGGCCGTGATAAACAACGCCAGGGCCCAAAAGGACCCCTCCAAGCCCCTGAGTTATAAAACCCTAACCCATTTGCGCGGCGTAATAGTCGGTCTGCATAACTTCGCATATAATAATTATTTTTGTGATAGCTGGCGCGGATCCTTGTATATACCCCAGGGCCACAAAAAGGGCGTCCGAGAAATATTGCAGCCCGAAGATATAGCGCGCCTTTTTCAGCCTTCAAACAATTGGTACCACTCGGCGTTTATGGTCATGTTACTTTGTGGCCTGCGTCCCGGTGAATGCCTGGGCCTTCAAGAGCGCGACGTTGCCGACGGCGTTTTATTCATCCGCCGCGCAATAAACGACGCCGGAGAAATAACCGAAGGCAAAAACAAAAACGCCCGCCGTATAATTCCCCTGCCGCCGCTGGCGGCTCAGATTATCGCGGAAACGATAGCTCGCAACCATGCGGCCAAGTTCGACTCACCCTGGATATTTTGCAACGGCTCAGGCGGCCCCGCTTCTCAGGATAGCGTGCGCAAGCAATGGGCCAAGCTAAAAGCGGAGCGCCAGTTGCCCGGGACCCTTTATTCATTGCGGCACACCTTCGTTTCAATCGTTGCCAGTCAAACGCATTTAGCTGAAGGGACCATTAAAGAATTGGTCGGCCACTCCCAAAGCATGGATACTTTCGGGACTTATAAGCACCAAGTCGACGGCGAACTGGAAAACGCCGCGGAAATTATAAACCTAACATTTGAACGCCTGAGGAAAACCGCAAACATTTAAAATTTAACTCGGCTTTTTGAAATAAAACCGCCAAAATTAAAACTTTAATTCAAGAATTTTAATTAAATTGAAAACGCCCCCGCATGATCTCGCGGGGGCTCGGCGTTTAGTGCTAAACGCTATATTTGTGGGTACCCAAAACTTAACCCAAAAGCTGGCCGAAGTCAAACATTTTCAAAACTCATGTATAAAACCATGTAAAGGAAAATAGAAAACCCCCGCAGGCCTTATGCCTCGGGGGTTTGTTTTGGTGGGGCTGGTGGGACTTGAACCCTTAGCCGTTAGTCCGTGCGTGGACTGAAAACCCGCAAAAACATGATAAAATGGGCATTTTCATTTTTCAAGCCTTCAAACTGTACGCCCTGGAAAAACAAAAACCATATAAAAAGTCATGTATAGCCAAACAATAAAAAAGGCCCCCAGCTTTCGCCAGGGGCCAAAATAAGGGGGTAAATATACCGGGTGGCTGTCAAATTTCTACAAGGTAGTCAAGGCACGCCCAGCCGCTTGAGCCTGCGTATGATGTACGCGCCCAGCCGTCGCGGGATTCCGTGCTTTGAACTTCCGTGCCGTTAGGGATGAGAGCCAGGATTGCGCTTTCTGTGTTCGGCGCTGCCCTCAGGCGTAAACCGCAGCCCGAGTTTGTCCTAACTTTGTAAACGGTCGTTTTTGTCTCGAAGATCGGCGCCAGGTATTCCATACAGACCCAGCCGTAGTCGTCAATACGGCCCCAGCCGTCCTGTTCTTCATAAATGGTTACGCGGTCGCCGTTGTATAATTTCCATATTGCGCGGTAATTCACGCCCGGGCCGTCTCTAACCATTAAAAAACTATTGACCCTTACAACGTAGGACCCCAGCCCAAGCTCAGGTTCAGGCTTTGGCGTGGGCGTTGTAGGCTCTGGCGTGGGCTGTGCGGGCTCCGCTGGCTTTTCCTGGGTGTTTTCCTTGCCAGGCTCCCAGCCGTCCCAGTTAGGCCTTCCCGCGCCGTGTATTCTCGGGTCGTCGTAGGCGTAGTACTTATAAGCAACGCGGCCCGACTCGCCTTCGTATGTGGTATTGCCTTCAATAACTGTAAAGCCGTCTTTTCCCAGTTCTTCAATATAACCCCAGTCCACAATAGCGCCCGTATGATACAAGCCCTCGGGGTTGTCTGCGTTTTTGTATTTCTCAGCCGCAAAAAAGATCTCGTCAAGCTCGCAAAAGTCGGCGGGGTCTGTGTAATAAGCGCCCGCGCGTCTATAATAGCCAACTTTCTGAACGCAACCGGCGCCAGCGTTCGCGCCAGGGCTCTGGGGCTCATATAACGCGCTAAGGGCGGTCCACTTGGCGCCCTCGGGGTCGTCGTCGTAACTAGGATCCGTGCAAGCATGCAAAAGCCCATTATCATAAAATAAAGCGCAACTATTCGCGGCGCCGTTTTTTGGCGTGTTATAAAATTGTATTGCGTCCATTTCGGCCGCGTATGCCGAAGACTTGCCGCAAACTTCGCCAACTTGGGCCCAGTAGTAGTCCTTGGCCTTTTGTTTCCAGCAGTTGCCCATCTTACTTTTCCCCCTTTTCTTCTGTGATCTTCTTGGCGTAGTTTATTGAACTAATGCCAAGGACCGCGCCCAAAAAGGTTGCCACGGCTGCCAGCGTCGCGCCTATTGCCTCAGCATAAGGAAAACCCCATATATTAGCCAGGGTCAACCAAAGCGCGGTCAATGCGGGCAGGCCAACTAATGCGACCCACTTTAAAATGTCGTAAACCTTGTTTGTCATAGTTTGCCCTCCTTCAATAGTTTGTTATATGTTTCTTTGATGTATTGGTCCGCGGTTTCCGTGTATGAGTTTTTGAACTCGGGGTGCGTTTTACAATAGCGGTTGTATGTGTCGCAGTCATCTAGCTGTTGCCTGAAATACTCGTTCGAATGCTCGACCCCGTTTCGCAATTCATCCGAAAAGCGCAAAATGTGCGTGCGCGCTAAAATTGCCGCGTTCGCGTCTATTCGCTCGCGCAAGTCGTCGAGCTTTTCTTCCAGCTCTTTGGTTTTGTCTTTTCGACTAAAACCGAAAGTTATAAAAAATTGAATGACTGAGAAAACCCCGCCGCCGCCTAGAATTGCCGCTATTAAAACGGCTGCCGTTTGTGGATCCATTTTTGCCCCCTTTCATCATGTAAAAACGGGCCACGCTGGGCCCGCTTTTTCTATTCCTAAAAATATGAATTATACCGAATTAGTTATAAGTAACCCTGATTTTTACATTTCCACTTCTTGCACTATAAACCATAAAAGTATAAGCATTTCCACTTACACCATATAAAACGGCTATTGCGGGGTTGTTAAACTGTGTATCAATAACAGTAACACTCAAAATATTATGAATGTTGCTATCTGTTTTCGTAGGTTGCCCATAATATGAAAAGGG